TGCATCCCAAACATACAGAATCATTAGGGAAGTTAGTTAGGGGAACTCTTAGGTCATTCGACACTTGGGAAGTAGAGTTATCCGAAGCAGGACAGCGTGCCGAAACCGAAGAGGAAAAGGCTACGCTTAAGGCAAAGGTGTGGGAGAGGCTCATTAAAGAGGAAAAGCTAGGGTATTTCGCCCTACTCAGGAACCTTCGCAACATCGAAAATCAGGCTCCCCACGTGCTTTCTGATGCTCTTAAGCAACTCGTTGATAAGGACAGAATCCGAAAGTCTCTTGTTTTACCATTTCGGTTCCAGACGGCGATGGGGCAGGTTAGTGAGCGCAAGACTGTCGCGGCTCTGAACAAAGCACTTGAGCTTTCAGTTGCAAATATCCCCGCTTTTGAGGGGCGCACTCTAATCTGCGTTGATGATTCGGGTTCTATGTATGGGCGTCCTAGCGAGATAGCGTCTCTCTTTGGTGCAGCCTTCTACAAGGTGAATGATGCTGATGTGATTGCCTTTGCGGATAAAGCGGTGTATGTTCACCTTAACCCAGGAGATTCTATAACTACCCTGGCTGGTGCTATTCGCAATGCAAACAACGGAGGCACTGACTTCAAGCCAATCTTCAGAACCGCAAACAAGCCCTACGACCGCATTATCATTTTCTCTGATATGCAGGGATGGGTAGATTATTACTCTCCGACTAAGGAGTTCGCCGCCTATAAGCGGCGATACGATTGCAACCCGATAGTTTACTCGTTTGACCTTCAGGGATACGGGACGCTGCAACTCCCAGAGCGGGATGTCTATTGCTTGGCGGGATTCTCTGAAAAGGTGTTTGATGTGATGAAGCTCTTAGAATCTGATAAGGACGCTCTTATCAGCACTATCAAGAACTATCAGGTGAAAGCCTAACGAGGAGATGATTATGACAACGGAGATTGCTACGTTGTTTGACCAGCTAGGGAGTTTGGGCATTGATGTTACGGACGCAGTGAAGCCGTATCTAGTTGAGCTTTACCATTTGGCGTTGAGGCAGGTGTATATCGTCGCCTGCATCGATTTCGTCGTAGGTATCCCTTTGTTAATCGTCAGCTTCTTCTTTGGGCGAGCGGCTATGAGGTATATAGCCAAAGCGCGAGAGGCTTCTTTCGAGGATTCTGCTGTGCCCCTGGCGATTTTCTTCTCAACAGGAGCAGCACTATCATTCTACTTCGGCATCATACTAACAGTGGAAGCGGCGATGTATCTGCTCAATCCTCACTACTACGCGATTCAGCACGCAGCCTCCGTCTTGAGAGGGGGAGTTTAAGGAGTGTATTATGGCTATCGAATCCCTAGACGACGAAGTGAAAACCTTTCGACCTTCACTGAAGTCAGACGTCAACTGGCTAACCTTCGAGGAAGGCGTGAATGAGTTCATCATCGTTTCCCCGCTTCACCACCACCTTGTGCACAACTATATCCCTGTGCTAGATGGCAAGCCAAAGCCCTTTAGGTGTCCAGGTGAGGGCTGCCCGCTATGTGCGGAAGCCGAGAGAAGGTGGCGGGTATATCGGGAAGCGAAGGATGCGGGTATGGACGAGAAGGAACTCCGAGAGCTAGGCAAGAAAGCTGGACACTATACCGCAGATGATGAATGGGGCTGCGTGGTCTGGAGTCTTGACCTCAATGAGTTCTGCCTGTGGGCTTTCGGCACTACCGATAGGGAGCGTCTCAGGACTGCCCGCAAGGTGAGGCGTGAGAAGGATGGACTCGACCCCGACCTTCTCCCCATCCGTCGCACCAAGATAAAAGCAGGCGAGCGCAATAAGTATGAGATGGAGTTAGGCACGCGCCCTGTAGAGGTTGAGCCAGAGGTTTGGGAGCGGGCGAAGAAGTTTGACGAAGCGTTTCTGGATAACGTCTTTAGCCCCCCTGACCCAGAGTATATCCGTCAGGCTACGGGTTTGGGAGAGGAGTCTATCCCCGAATCAAGAAGCCACCCCCTAAAAGTCCCTCCTGAAGTTCCACTCTCAGAAGAAGAAGAATGGGATGCTGCTCCTGATACTACTGCGCTTGACGACATCAGAGTGGAGGATATTAATGAAGCCTAATCGGCTCAAGTTTCGCCAAAGAGTTGATGGCAGATGGCATTACTGGGGATTTGTAGGTGGTGGCGAGTTTGTTGCGCCAGCTTCCCTTAGTGCAGATAACCAGCAGTTCACAGGTCTTCTTGATATCAACGGCAAGGAGATATATGAGGACGATATAGTGAGGCGGCATCTTGAGCCTGATGCCGAGAGCGATTATGGAGTGAAACACGGAGAGCCGGTTGAGGGAGCGATTGCGGTTGTGAGGTGGGACGACAGGTTCGCCGAGTTTCGCTTTAGGTTGTTTCGGGGGTATTATTGGAGTTTTCACGGCCCAGATGGCGATGTTTACTGGCATCCGTCAGAGAAGCGGTTAGAAGTTATCGGAAACATCTACGAGAATCCCGACTTACTGGGGGTGGATTGATGGAACCTAACCGATTGAACTTTCGGGTGTGGCACTTCGTCGCTAGAAAAATGATTTACAACCTCGATGATGTTCTGACTAGCGAGTCGAGCCATTTCCCGATTCTGATTAGCGAGTTGAGCCGTCTGCCGCAGACATTCGTGCCAATGCAGTCCACAGGACTTCTTGACATCAACGGGAAGGAGATATACGAGGGCGACATCGTAAAGCGGCATTTGGAGCGATACGACAGCGGGCAGATGGAAACTGACTATGGTGTGCCGAGCGGGGAAGCACTTGTGCAGGGGGCAATAGGAACAGTGGGATGGTCAGATAGATTTGCTGAGTTCTACTTTGGCGTGATTCGAGGACATCCCTGGAGCTTTCACGACCCCGAAGGAACTGCTGAATGGCATCCGTCAGAGAAGCGGCTTGAGGTTATCGGAAACATCTACGAGAATCCCGACTTACTGGGGGTAGATTAGACATGCAAGTTGAACTCACAGAGATTAAGACCTACCCCCTTTACGACGGCAGAGTCAACCTCACCTTCGACGAGGAGAAGCATCTCTACAGCATAGATGGCAGACCCGTGCCCGGAGTTACCTCAGTCATTCAGACAATCGCCAAACCCGCTCTTATCTACTGGGCTGTGAACTGTGCGCTTCAGTATTTGCGTGAGGTGTGGGTGCCAGAGCGGAAGTTCAGCAAGGACGAAATCGCCGCCCACCTGATGACCGCAAAGGCTGCCCACCAACGCATCTCACGGGATTCAGCAGGGGTAGGGACGCTAGTGCACGAATGGATACGGCAACTGATTGCTGCTAAGTTTGACCCTAGTTTGGCTACTCCGCCATTCCCCACAGACCCGAAGGCTCGTAAGAGTGCGCACGCCTTCTTAACCTGGGCAAAGGAACATCGGCTAGAGTTCATTGAGAGCGAGCGCATAGTATACTCAGAGAAGTATCATTATGCTGGCAAGCTAGACCTTGTGGCGAAGCTAGATGGGGAAGTAGCACTCATAGACTTCAAGACCTCTAGTGGTATCTACGACGAAATGAGGTATCAACTCGCAGCATACCTGCAAGCGTGGAATGAGGAGCATCCTGACAGTCGTGTGTTTGAGTATTGGGTCATAAGGCTCGACAAAAAGACGGGAGAGGTGGAGACCGCGCGCTTCGTAACCCAGTCTCAAGACCTTGATGCCTTCCTCGGCGCACTTGCAATCTACAATCGCCAGCAGGAACTGGAAACCGAAAAAAGGGAGATGCGAACACAATGAAAAGGCAATGTCCAATGTGCCATAATCTAGTTCACGGATGGGGCGTGGAGGAAGTTGACCTTGCCAAACACAAAGAAGACTTCAAGATATGGGAGGAAGCTGACCTTGCCAAACACAAAGAAGACTTCAAGATATGGGAGGAAGCTGACCTTGTTAAATACAAAGAAGACTTCAAGATATGGCTGGACTGGGCGAACTTTGATTAAAGGGAGATGCGCGATGTTTGAGTATCTACTGTGGTTCGTGGGCGGAATGATTACAGGGATTGTGCTATTCTTCTTCTGGCTTTCATTCTTGCAGCTAGGAGACTGATGAGGTATAATACATACGCACCTTGAAAAGATGCGCTACCTTCTGGTAAGGTGGCTTCGACCCTGCCGAGGTGCCGCAGACGGGCGGCTTAAGGAAGCGGGTATAATTCGGCGGTGAGGCTAGCCGCCAAAGGGTTCGGATGGACGCATCCGAAGTAGGCAGGGCTAAAAGATGGAGACTGTGCTTGTCGCAGGACTCAGGCTTTGACCGTTGTGTCTCAACAACGGCGGTGGGTAAGAGCACCGTATGGTGTGTCTGGGGTTGGGAAAGGTGGTATAATATGACTGATGAGCGAGCAATCATATCTTGAGAATATAGCGTCAGACGAGCTTAGCCCAGAAGAGCTTTACTCCGCATTGAAAAACATAGATATGGACTACGAGGTATTCTGGGCGTCCTACAACCTCATCCCTCCCGAACCCGAACTTCTACGCCGTGTCTTCGTCTTGAGATGGAATGGACTTACGAACGCCGAGATAGCAGAGAAGCTAGGTGTGAGCATCAGCACGGTGAGACGGAGAAGGGCTGAGTTGCGCAAAATATTCGCCACCGCGAACCTGAAACCCAAATGAACTGATACATTTTGACCGCTTGCTTCTGATATGCGGGTCTAATTATAGAGGGCGAAGTTAAGTGGAGCCTAGAATAGAGTCTCCTCTTCAGGTGGTGCCTCGGCGGGGAACTAACCCTTCCCCGCCAGGCTTCCGTCCTCAATCAAGTATATGGGAGGCAGTAGAATGGGCATAGACCTACCTGACCTGAATGAAATCATCTCAGCAATCAAGGGCGACCACGAACCCCTGAAACAGGCTTGGCGAGATTTCGTGCACTCGCTTGATGACAAGGGCGAGGAACTGAAGCAACGTGTTATCGCCGAGATTCGTGAGTTGAGCGTGGATGCTTTGATTGACGAACTCTACCCTAATTGCCCTTCGTGGCTACGTCCAATCGTCGGAGTAGGTGCTAGGGCTATTGTGAACATCGTGCTGAAGAAGCTGGAGAAAGTCTGATGCCTGAACTTAGTAGTTACCTGATGTTACTTTTCTCTGGATGGGCACTCGTATGGGTAATCGCCTTCGCCGCACACAACGGGAAATGAGGGGGAACTATGCAAACTGCTTTGACCGTCTTCCGCCTTCTGGTAACAGGCATACTTCTCGCTCTACTTGGTGTCTGGACGTGGGCGTTCGTTCAGGGTCAGGTTACAGTTGCCCCTCCCTGGTATGTGTGGCTCCTGGTCGGGGTAGGGAGCGGCATTATCACGATGAAGGACTATCTCAAGATAGTGAGGGGTAGGGATGGCAGGGGGAGCACAGACAAAATACACTAAGAAGCGTGTAGAGGCTATCGTAGAGCGTGTGAGGCAAGGCGTATTTGTCAAGACAGCCTGCAGGGTGGAGGGCGTATCCCCTCAAACATTCTACCGATGGATGGAGACCCGCCCTTACATTCGTGAACAGATAGACGCTGCAAGAGCATATGCCGAGACTACCGCTATCCGGAATATCAGGACTGCCGCCGAGAGGGGGGACTGGCGTGCTGACGCTTGGTTCCTTGAGCGTGCGTTCAGGGATAAGTATGGTCAGCAGGCTGTAGAACTAAAGCACAGTGGCAAAGTCGAAACAAACAGAAGCGACCAAATCCTCAACCTCATCCTCGCCAGCCCAACAGCCATCAGATTGGCTCAAGAGCTTAGCCGAGAACTGGTGGCGGGTAACGCCAGGGACGATGGCGCATTACCTGACGAAAGGCAAGTGGCGTTGGGCGAATCATCTGCGGAGGCTTGATGAGACGCTGGTTGATGTTGCGGTTGGTCGGGTTAGGAAGCTGCTGGTTACGATGCCCCCCCGACACGGCAAGAGCGAACTATGCAGCCACTGGTTTCCCGTCTGGTATCTCAGTCGCTTCCCCGATGACTCAATCATAATGAGCGGTTACGGTCAAGAGTATGCGAGCAAGTATGGTAGGGATGTGAGGAACACGCTAACCGAGCATCCTGAGATAGGCGTGCAGGTCTCCAAAGATAGTTCAGCAATGCATCGCTGGAACATAGAGAAGCACAAGGGAGGGATGTATGCTGTCGGGTTAGGCGGCCCCATCACTGGACGCGGAGGCAACATCTTGATTCTCGATGACCCTGTTAAAGGCGATGCGGAGGCTCGTTCCCTGACCTACCGAGAGCGGATATGGGAATGGTGGTGCAGAACTTTCTTCACACGCCGAGAGCCGAATGCAGGTGTGGTGCTGGTGGGAACACGCTGGCATCACGATGACCTGATAGGGCGCGTGCTCAAGGAAGAGGGCGATGAGTGGGAGAAGCTAGACTTCCCTGCCCTGGATGCGGATGGGCGTGCACTGTGGGAGGAGAGGTTCCCTGCTTCTGAGCTTGTAGCTACTCGCAAGAGTATCGGAGATGAGGCGTTCGAGTGCCTGTATCAGCAGCGTCCCACGCTAGAAGGTGGTAACCTGCTGAAGCGTGAATGGTGGGGATACTACACGCTACTCCCGACCGAGATTCATTCGGTGGTGCAGTCCTGGGATACAGCATTCAAGCGTGGTGAGACGAACGACTATAGTGTCTGCGAGACCTGGGCGAGCAATAGTGCTGACTATTATGTGGTAGAGACCTTTAGAGATAGGGTAGAGTTCCCAGAGTTGAAGCGGCTAGTGGTGCAGCAGTATGAGAAGGCGACTGCGGTTACGGGCGTTACCCCTCACGCTATCCTGATTGAGGATGCGGCAAGCGGTCAATCCCTGATTCAGGAGTTGAGGCGGGATACTAACCTACCCATCATCCCCGTCAAGCCGGATAAGGACAAGATAGCACGCACAAACGCTATCACTCCGCTTCTGCGTGCAGGTAAGGTGAGGATTCCCGAGCGAGCAGCTTGGGTTGCGGATTTCGTGAATGAATGCTCGCAGTTCCCATCGGGAGCGCACGACGACCAGGTGGATGCGATGACCCAAGCCCTGATATATCTCAAAGAGCAGAGTGCGAAGTTGCAGGATATAGTTTCGCTTAAGTGGTGAGAGGATGGCGATAAACATATTCAGATGGTTCAAGCCTCAACAACCCGAGCCTCGTGCTCTTACTAGTGCTCTGCGTGAGTTGTTTGGGATGAACGATTCTGGTGCTGGAGAGTGGGGATTTCAGCAGGCGGTTTCGCAAGGCTTCAAGACCAATCCCATCGTCTACGCTGCCCTGAGAGAGATAGCCGATGCTGCAAGTGCGGTAGACCTGACCCTTGAGCGCAAAGGTGAGGAGCTTGACCCCGACCATCTCCCGAAGCCTCTTGCCAATCTTCAGAGCTTGCTAACCCGACCTAACACATACCAGAGCGGCTCGGAGTTCGTGAAGAAGTGGGTGCAGCACATCTACCTAGCAGGCATATCGTTCATTCACTTCCCGGGCACTGAACTCTGGCTCATACCTCCCGATAGCGTAGAGATGCGACCTCATATCGGAGCACTGGGTAAGGAAGAGGTTATCTACCGAGTTCAGGGTAGAGGCGGGATGCGCGATGTTGAGCCTGACCTGATGCGCCACATAGCCTTCCCCGACCCGACCTCGACCTATGGTGGATTCTCGCCCGTGAGTGTGGCGAGGCTAGTGATTAAGGCGCACAACTCTGCTGTGAAGTGGAACAAGAACCTGCTGGATAACGAGGGCAAGCTTTCCATTCTCGTGTTCCTCAAAAACGTCATCCCCAACCTCAAGGAGTTTCTGCGTGCTGAGAAGAAGTATCAGGCGGAACTCGGAGGTGCTGAGAATGCGGGTAAGGTCAAGCTCATCCCTGGCGATGTAGCGGAGATAAAGGAAGTTGGGCTGAACGCCAAAGACCTAGATTGGCTAGAAGGCAAGCGGGATATGATGCGGGACGTGTGCGCCGTGTTGGGAGTCCCTTCCCAACTCTTGGGCGACCAAGCCAACAGCACATATTCAAACTATCAGGAAGCGAGGAAGGCATTCTACCACGAGACCGTCCTGCCGCTAATGAACCACTTCGTGCAGGAACTCAATGCCTGGCTAGTTCCAAAGTTCGACGCCTCAGCCAAGATAGTGATTAACACTGAGCATATTGACGCGCTCAGGGCTGATGAGAACGAGAAGGTGCAACGGCTCAACACAGCTTGGTGGATGACTATCAATGAGAGACGTGCTGAGATGGGGCTAGAGCCTGTGAGTGGTGGGGATGTTGTGCTGGTAAGTTTCAATGAAGTCCCAGTCGGCTCAGTTCCCTCCCAACCCCAGACCAAATCAGGGTTTCCCTTCCGAACCTACGCCAAGCCCCTTGAGCACATCAACTCCAAGAGCCTCTATCGCACCGAGGAGCAGAGGGTAGCAGCATACCGCAGAAACGACCGCAAGCGAAAGCTCTGGGAGACGCAGTTCGCCGCTAAGATGCGCGACTACTGGCGAGAGCAAGAGAGGAAGGCAGTTAGCGCGCTAGGTGAGCTAGAGCCGCGTGAGATGCGTGCTGACCTACCGATTGACTTTTTAAGAGGCGAGAACGAACGCTTCGCCAAAGAGTTCGCCCCCTTGTATTCAGGCGTTGTGGTAGAGTTTGGTCAGGATGCGATTGACGAGTTAGGAGCGAAGGGAGTTTTGTTTGATATCGATAACCCTGATGTGCGCCAGTTCCTAACCGATACCCTAACCGAGCGCAGTCGCCTGATAAACGAGACCACGGCAAAGAAGATACGAGGCGTGCTGGAGGAAGGCGTTCAGCAAGGTGAAGGGATTGCTAAGCTCAAGGAGCGTCTCCGCGACCTCTATGGAAGTTGGGGAGAGGACTTGGCTCACGGGAGAGCGCAGGCGATAGCACGAACCGAAGTAGGGCGTGCATCTGGCTATGCCAAACTAGAAGGCTACAAACAGCAAGGCGTGCGGCTCAAGGAGTGGGTTACCGCACGCGACAATGATGTGAGAGATGAGCATCAGGCTCTTGATGGTGAGGTGGTGGCGGCTACTGAGCCATTCAGTAACGGAGCGATGTTTGCACCTGACGGTATCAACTGCCGATGTGTGCTCGCTCCACTAATGGATGAAAGTGAGAAGGTGTGAGTATGCTAGAAACCAGAACAGTGAAGTTTGAGCTTAGGGAGATGAGCGAGGAAGGTATCTTCCAGGGGTATGCTTCTGTGTTCAATGAAAAGGTTCCTGACTTCGATGAGATTGTGCTTCCTGGGGCATTCAAGCAGACCCTTAATCATCACGGCGGGCGTGTAGCTATCCTTGATAATCACGATACCCGCAATGAGATTGGCACGGGTATTGAGGCGACTGAGGACAAGAACGGCTTGCTGGTAACAGGGCAACTCGCTATCAATGTTGATGGTGTGGCTGTCCAGAAAGCGAAGGAACGATGGGCACTAATGAAGCTCGCCAAGAAGCACGGACGCAGAACGGGACTGAGTATTGGCTTCAGAAGCATCAAGGACGAAGTGAAGCAAGGCACACGCTACCTACAAGAGATTGCGCTTATGGAATACTCCCTCACCTCATTCCCCGCTGCACCTAACGCTCTGGTAACCGAGATGAGGACGGTAGTAGCATACCAGGACTTCCCGCTTGCCGATGTGGAGCGTCCCTGGAAGGCTGCTGCTGCCGAGAAGCGATGGCGAGCCAAGTGTGGTGGGGACGATAATCTGAACTGGCAGAAGTATCACACGGGCTTTCTGTGGTATGACGCCAAGAATCCAGAGTCAATCACCTCACACAAGCTCCTGATAGTTGATGTGATAGACGGAAGCGTGAAGGCTGTTCCGCGTGCTATCTTTGCTGCTGCGGCTGCGGTTCAGGGAGCGCGTGGTGGTGTGAACATCCCTGAAGCCGACAAGGCAAGAGTGAGGAAGCATCTTGAGAAATACTACAAGAGGCTTGACCGCGAGCCGCCCTGGAATCAGAAGTCGCTTGACTTCCTCATCGGGCGCGGCTTGAGCAATATAGTTTACTCGGTCGAGGATGATGACCTGGCACTTCTGTTGCGCGATGAAGGCGTGGCTGCCACACTTCAGACGCTACCAGAAGACGCAGATGTTAGGGACGCGCAATATCTGCAGTCCTACGCCTCGGCACTGGATAAAGTATTAGCCCAACTAAGAGGTTAGCCAAAAACTAGGAAAGGAGAGAGATTGTGGACACTGAAAAACTTTCAGAAGAAGTAGAGCAGAAGTTCGCTAGTATCGTGAGCGAACTTACTGAGAAGGTTCAGGCAGGACAGTCGGAAGCGAAAGAGGGCATTGAGAAGGTCAACACCGAACTTCTCTCAAAGCTCACGGCGTTCCAAGAGGAGCAGAACAAGAAGTGGGAGGATGTGAACTCTTACTTCAAGCGCGTAGACCTTCCTCACCGCGACCCTGAATCCCCTGAGTCTCGTGCGTTTGAGAACTGGCTGCGGCACGGATTGACCGAAGAGAACCGCCAGTATCTTATGCCAGAAACACGAGAACTGGTAGAGAGCGACGCGACGGCTGGTGGCGTGCTGGTTCCCGACCAGAACTCTGACTCGATTGTTGAGCTTGTGGTGGAGACCGAGCCTGTGTATGCGAAGGCGACTAAATACACAGTGAGCGGTAACTCCCTAACCCTCCCCGTGCAGGACAGCGATGCTAGCCCTGCGTATGTTGGTGAGGGAAGTGCGGGGAGTGAGAGTTCACCTGGGTTCAGTGAGAAGATTGTGCACCTGCACGCCATCAAGTTCTACACGCAGATTTCAGATGAACTGCTTGAGGACTCGGCGTTCGATGTGGAGGGATTCGTTACCCGTCGTGCTGCAATCAAGGTGGCTGAGCTTGCGGGTCAGGACTTCATCAACGGGACTGGAGATGGACAGCCTGAGGGGATTGTTACCAACTCAGACATCAACGTCCTCACGGGACACGATGCCGCGAACGATAATCTGGACTGGGAGGACTTCCCGCAGGCGTTGCTGAATCTCAAGAGTCCTTACCGCCCGAACGCTAATTTTCTGTTGAGTTCAGTCTCGCTGTATCACGTGCTAATCCAGGATGCTGGCTCTACGCCGATGTTTGACCTGATGGTGAATCAGGGGCCGTTCTTCAACCGCATCCTGACTTCGGATTCAGTAGATGACGATGGCTCAAACGGCAACAAGCCGCTCATCTGCGGCGACATTGCTCGCGGCTACACCATCATCGAGAAGGCGAATCGGTTCAAGGTATTCCGCGACCCGTATAGCAACGCAGGCTATCTGACTCTGCGGTTCGTGTGGCGGGTTGGCGGTCTGGTAACTGACCCGAATGCCTTCCAGATTGTTCAGGTTTAAGGAGGTCTAGAATGAGCGCAACCTATGATATTTTCAATCGCTTGCTCGTGGAGCAGCTTACTGACCCTGAGACGGCAACGCAGACAGTAACTTCCGACTCAACAGACTTGGCGGGTTACGAAGCGGCTACTTTTTTCGTCAGCTACGGCCAGTCAGGAGATACGCTGTCGGGTTCGGTCTACTGGAGCGCGAAGCTTCAGGAGAGCGATGATGACAGCACGTTTTCCGATGTAGCTGCGGCTGATGTGATTGGCAACACGGAAAACAAGTTTGCGGTCTGCAATGCTGCGGCTGACGATGATGCGATTTACGGCTTGGGCTATCGGGGCGATAAACGCTACGTGAAGGTAGTGGTAACGGCTACTGGCACACACAGTAGCGGAACTCCGATTGGCGTTTATGTCGTGAAAGGGCGTATCGCCGACGGGCCGAGCGGACAGACTGTGCAGGGTAGCTAGTGATGCGAGTTAGGTTTCTAGTCAGGTGGCAAGGTTACCGTCCTGGCGACACGGCGAACCTTCCCACAGACATCGCTCGTAAGCTGATAAGGCGCAAGTGGGCGGAGCAGGATATGAGCGTAGAATCTTGGGAAGTCCACTATCGTGTTTCAGCGAAGGGCGAGATGACTGAGCTGGCTAACCGAGAGGCGGCTGCGGCTCGCCTCTGGTGAGTTGGGCTTTCAGGGCGGGGGTGGGCTGGTCTCACCCCTGCCCCTGGAGATAGACGATGGCGCATCTAGCGAGATTAAGCTTGGTGAAGTCGCTCCTGAACGAGAGCGGCACTTCGTTCGATAACGACCTGAAGCTGGTCATAGAATCGGTCAGTGAGTTTGTCGAGAGTTACTGCCGCAGAGAGTTGGAGTCGCAGACCTTCAGCAATGAGTATTATACTGGCGATGGCAGCCACGAACTCTGGCTCGACAACTACCCAGTAACATCAGTAACAAGTGTTGCGATTTGGGATGGCGATGATAGCTACGATACCGAGTCAAGCGACTACTACGAGTTGATTGACGACCGCTACCTTTATTACCCGAAGCTGGGAGAGGAAGACAACGCGACTTGGGCGAACTGGTATAGTGGCATTCCCAACAACATCAAGGTTACCTATGTGGCGGGATACGATACCAGCGATTGGGACACGGCAGCCCTAACCGATAGTTTCGGCGTGCCTGCTGATTTGGAGATGGCGGTAGCCAAGCTGGCTGTGCTTTCATTTAAGGACAGCCGCAAAGACCACGCCCTACTTGGCGTGAGCGCGAAGTCTTATGGCGTCGAGTCCATCACGGTAGATACCTTTGAGAAAGGCATCCCTGACGATGTCCTGAATGTGCTCAATAGCTATCGGCGGATACTAGTATGACAGTTGTGAGCTTAGATAATCTGGGTAGCGAGCTTTCACGCATCCTCGCCAAGACGGGAAGTAAGAATCGACAGCGCATCGGAGTAAAGGTAGCGAGCCTACCAAGACGCGCACAGGCGGCGGCTAGTCGCTATTATTGGAAGGTGTTCAGAACCAAGGGACGCGGCGGACAGGCGACAGGTAGAATGCTGCATACGATTTCAGGCGTGAGTAGGAGAGTGGGTAAGGAGCAGTGGGCTGTGGGTTTGAGCGCGGCTACCGAGTATGCTCACATTCAGGAATATGGTGGGCGCACATCGCCACACACAATCGTTCCACGCAGGAAGAAGGCTCTGCACTGGGTAGGGGCTGAGCATCCCGTGAAACGAGTTGAGCACCCTGGTAGCAACATCAAACCCAAACACTTTCTCGGTAACCCGCTCAAGGATGTTGCTGGTGAGATATTCAGTGAGCTAAAGAAGGAGATAGGGTTCTGATGGCAACGCAAGCTCTCAAGACGATTCTCGCGGCTCTGGTATCGCAGCTCGATACCGATGTAGGTGCACTGAACTATGTAACCGATAACGCAGTTGAGATTGACCGCATTGCGCCAGGGAAGTTCCCCGCAGCTATTATCACAGTCGGCCCCTCACACATCAGCCACGCTATCACCAGCACCAACTGGATTACGGTGCTGCTAAATATCAGGCTCGCTACCAAGAGTGGACAGAGTGAGTTGTATGATATTTGGGAAGCAGTTTTGGATAGCATCGCAGACGACCCTAGTATCGGCGGCACTTGCATAAAGGCGTTGGTGGCGACAAGCGACCCGCCTGTGGTATGGCCGAAGGGCGAGCTATTCTTTGGCGATTGCCAAGTGGAGGTAGTGTATGAGCGAGACTTCTAAAGAGACTCCTAAGAGGAAGAAGGCAAAGGACACGCACGAGTGTCCTGAGGGTTTCCCGCCTGAGAAGTGGGAAAAGAAAACCGAAAGCGAGAAGGCTGCCTGGTGGTGGGCGTTCTCGCAATCACAGAAAAAGAGAGGTGAGAGATAATGGCAGGCCCCCCGTATGTTACGAAACTGACAAAGGTGGCTTGGGGCCCCGCAGACGGGACACCTAAGTATTACAAAGTCTTCGACTTTGACTTCGCGCCACTAGAAGCTGATGTCTACGATAACAGCGTGCAGACCCCACTCACAGGTAGGGACAAGCCCAGAGTGGGAGCGGTGTTTCCGAAAATGAGCTTCAGTATGCATATGGTCGGAAGCGGCACGGCAGGCACAGCTCCCCCGGACGCAGACCTTCTGAAAGCCTGTGGGTTTGAGGAGACTACCGTGGCTGGCACTAGTGTAACCTATGAGGTTACCGGTAACCTGAACCTCAGCGATGATACAAACGCAGGCGATGTTACGGCGGCTGATGTATATGAGTATCTGGGCAACGGGTTCAAGCAGGGTCTTGAGGAAGCGGTTGCGAACGCGAGCTTTGAGTTCGTGGCTGGTGAACCAGCGAAGGCAACCTACAACATCACAGGGCAGTATGTTGCGCCAACTGAAGCATCTAGTTCTGAATCCGAACACACAGCAGCGACTCCCGTAGTGTGCAAAGGACTGACCGCTCTTATCAAGGCTCAGACAGTGCCACTGCGGCGTGTGAGCATCGCTCTGAACAATGAGGTAGTTGCAGAGCGTGATATGAGCACGGGCGCGGTTGAGGGAGTTGTAGCTCCCAGGATTGTTGATGTTCAGCCGACCATTGAGGCGGAGTTCCGTCTCCCTGCTCAGTCCACTCTGAATCCGTTCACTGAGTTCACTAGCGAGAATGCGATTGCGGTAGCTATCACGCTCGGAGATGACGCGGGCAACATCTGTGGTCTTACTACATCGGGATTCCAGAACGCTCCCCCCGACCTGCACGAAGTTGACGGCTTAGTCTATGTTACGATGCGGATGACGATGGACTGGGACAACAAGCTGCAAATGCAGTGGACTTAGGAGAATGAGTTATGAAAGCCTACCCAAAACGGTTAGCTGGTGAATGGGTCAAAGCGAAGTGCGACCCTGATGGTAAGGTTGAGTTTCAAGTTCAGAGGCTACCTAACAGCCTTCAGGTTCACATAGCAACCGAGCTAATGCGTGAGTTAGGGCAAGAGCCTGCAAACGCAGAGGTAGCATACGAGGCACTTCGCTATGCGCTTGTTGGCGTGCGCGGACTAGAAGACCCTGACACGGGCAAGGAGTTCGAGCTTGCGAAGGATACGGTCAAGGTGCGAGGTGAAACATTCACTCGCATCAGAACCTACTCCCTAGACCGTCTTCCAGGCGAACTACTTGCCGAGATGATTGTTGCGGTTAGCAAGATTGCCGAGCCTGGGCTTACGGAGAAGGAGCGTGAGGACTTGGGTTTTACTGCCGTGTCCTCTCGCTCGACCTCGAAGAGTGCACGGGCGACGAGGCGACGTGCCCCTACCACTGCAAAGAAGGCTACCTAGTCCTTGGCTCGGAGCGAGTAGGGAATGAGATTCGGTATATCTACTCGGATGGCTGCCCTTGGAAACGGGTTACGCCATTCGCAAAGTGGTGCGGGCAGTTGTTCGCGCACTATCGGAACGGCTTCCTGCTCCGTGCTGGCGGCATTGACGACCAGCCGCAGTGGTATCTTGAGGCGATGAGTCTGATGGCGACTGAGATGAATCGCATTGAGGCGATGAAGGTGAAGCAGGCGGCGAAGAGCTGATGAATCAGAAACTGCTAGAGGTAGTTATCGGGCTGAAGGACAAGATGTCCAGTAGCTTGACCCGCATGGGCAACCGCGCTCAGGCGTTCGGCGCACGGGTCAAAGCTGCTGCTTTCAGTGTGAAGGGATTAGTCGCGGCGATTGCGGGCCTGGTGGTTATCCGCCAAGCCATTCGCTGGATGCAGTCTGCTATTGAGGCGGCGAATGTGCAAGAGACGGCGGTGCGGGAACTGAATGCCGCTCTTGCTGCTCAGGGCAACTTTACAGCAGAAGCGAGTAAGCAGATTCAGGATTATGCGGCTCAACTACAATACACAGTTGGGATTGCGGATGAGGTTATCATCAAGACCGCCGCCCTCATTGAGGGTATCACGGGGCTTAGCACTGAAGCGATGCCCGATGCTATCAAGGCTACCATTCAGATTTCGCAGCTCTATGGTGTAGATCTGAAGAATGCCGCTATCCTGCTTGGTAAGTCCCTCACCTCTACTATCAATGCTTTCAGCCGCTATGGTATTCAGATTGACACTTCAGCCAGCCAGACCGAGAAGCTGAGGCAGATTCTAGAGAAGACCAGTGCTGGTTTCGACATCGCCGTTGAGCGCGTGAAGGACTACGAAGGCGCGGTTGATATGCTCAAGATGGCGTATGGGGATTTACTTGAGCAGGTCGGTGCGGTCATCACTCAGAGTCCTGGCGTGATACAGGCGGTGAAGATTATCACCAGATATGTGCGAAATGAAACTAATGCTATCCAGTCCAATGTGAAGGCTTGGCAAACCTCAGCCGGCGTCATTGCTCTTTCACTCGTGAAGGCGGGAGCGGTTGTTGGGCAGTTTGCGCAAGGTGTGAGGATGGCGTTTAACGCAACCTTGATTGCGCTTAACCGCATAGCTCGCGGTTTCGTGTGGGCGGTTAAGAAGATAGCTGAGGCTGTTGCTTTTATCGTGCCAGCAGCGAGTGGTATTGTTGCTGGGCTTGATAACACGGTAGCCTCACTCGACAAGGGGCTTCAGGGTTATGTTACCGCTACCTATAATGCGGTTGATATTACTAACCGACTTCGGGCGGCGTGGCACGACGCTGATGTTTCGCAGGGATTGCTCAACAAAGGCCTCCTCACACTGGGGAACGACATCAAGGATATGACCGACAATCTCGGCGGGCTGAGCGATGCGCTTGACGAAACTGGAGGTGCACTGAATAAAACGAGCGAGGCGGCGGATACTGCAAGCGAGGCGTTGAGTAACGCAAGCAGCATCGCCGCTGAGTTCAGAGACAACTTAGAAGGCGTGAACCTCGCCGCTGAGAAGGTTACTCGGAAGTTTGCTGCTCTGGGTCTAGGGTTTAAGGAATGGGCATTCGCGCCCCCTGGTAGTGGCGGGGTAACATCAGCGACAGCATCGCTGATTGAGCAATCAGGACTTTACTCTGGCTCAGAAGGGGAGACGGCGCAGGTGGTGAAAAAGCCCCCCGTCTCATTCTGGGTCGGCTTGCGCGATAAACTCGTGGGGAGTTGGGAGAGCATCCTCGCCACAGGAATCGGAGCTGCTGCTGGTGGTGGCGGAGTGAGAGGTGTCGCTCAGGGTATCCTGCCCATCATCGGCACTGCTGTAGGCGGCCCCATTGGTGGCGCGATAGGCGGCTTTCTCGGTAGCCTGTTTGGTAAGCGTGGCTCCTCACCCCAGACCCCGCTCTACACTCGCGACCGCGCCCTAGAGGTGAAGCTGAGCCAGCTATCAAACATCCTGCTGAATATCACGAAGGCTGGACTGGTAACCGCCGCCGCTCCCGCTAATCAACCCGCACTTGCATTCGAGGCAATGAGGTATGGGATATGAGCTTAGGTGAGCTAACTCTCACGGAATATACTTGGCAGCTTAGTTACTGCCGTCGCTACAACGGCACAGACTACGATGACTACGATAGTGAGGCTGGTAGCTACGACCGCTCTGGTGCGGGAACGCTGATGTGGGAGGATACCGATGACTATATGTATTGGGGGCATAGCTCAGCCTTCCTGAGCCTGGGATTCTTTAAGCATACGTCTGGCGACTATGGTGCGTTGACTTGGGAATATTATACAACTGGCAGTGGCTGGACTAGCTTCACCCCCTTTCACGATTCTACGAGTGGATTCTCACGGAACGGATACATCGCTTGGGAAGCGCAGAGTGTGCCGAGTTGGGCGGCTACTACTGTGGATGGAACTAATGCATACTGGGTTCGTGCGAGCGTTGCGAGCGTTGCTACGGCTGCGAAGTTCTACTCATTCCTCCGCAACCTAACACTCTCTCCACCTCTGCGCCTTATGCCGTCATCGGATTTGGAGCGGTTCAGCTTTGATATTAGTGGCGGCATTGTGGCGAATGATATCGCTTACACGGGACCGAACCGACTGAGTGTTCAGTGCTTCCAGCCCTCTATCGGGATGGCGAACATCGGTTTGCTGTATCAGTGGTGGCACGACCGCACCAAGCTCTATATTGATGACGAAGCAACTTCCACGACCCCCGACCCTGATACCGATGCCTACTTCAAGCAGTATGTTGGATATCTAACGGAGATACGAGGCGAGGTAGAATCGCCATCAAAGATGGCACCGCAAGAGTATTCGCTTGAGTTCGCCATTCAGAGCGTTAGCACGATGATGTGAGATGAGCTATACGGTTACATTCGACAATCCCTACTATACCTACAGCAGCGGTGCAAGCGGCACGAGCGCGACAGTAAGCTGCTACTCTTTTTCCAAGTCCTCAGACTTCGAGGCTCCGGATACCGCACAACTCATTGTTCGCTATGATGTGCTTTCTAAGTATGACCTAGAAACCGATAGCGCAAACAATCCCCTGATGATATTCTCGCGTGTGGTAGTTGAGAAGGATGGAAGCCGTGTGTTTGAGGGTTTCGTGAATGAGAAGCCTACCCACTTCACGGCAGGCGGGGTTCGCTACATCGCGGTAACCTGCCTTGACCGCAGTGGCGTGCTTCTGCGTGCACTCTGCCCCGACACAAGCGGTAACTATGAGTGGATTATTGAGAGTAGCGTCTATGCTCTCACTAACCTACCAATGAAGCAGAGTTCGTGTTGGGGGAAGTCAGGCAAGATTCAATACTATACACTCTGGGCTGACCCTTCCGATACCACAGGTGCAAAGTGCTATGTGGATGGGGCAAGTGATACTCTGAGCGCAGGCATAGGAACGGCAGATACCACCATCCCTCTCAGCTCAACAGAATACAAAGGCTTTCAGGGTAGGGGTTGGGTCAAGATTGATTCAGAATGGATATACTATGATGGCTACAGCAAGGCATCTGATTCTGTCTACAAGCTCCGTAACTGCGTGCGTGGCGATGATAACGGGTTAGGGACTGCAAGTGCCACACACACTAGCGGAGCGACGGTTACCCAGAAGATTGCGAAGCAGATAGCACCTGCGCGAAACATTGACCTCAATGATAGCAGCGGCTCAATAGACCCTGCCACCTACTCCGCCGACCCTGATGAAGGCACATTCAAGTCAGCCAAGAGTTTCGGCTCTGCACCTTTCACTGGCAACTACAGCGTCTATGATGAGGACGCGAGCCTTGATGGAAGTTCGGTTGTGAAGCGGGTTTCTGATGTGTGGCGTGCGTTTGTTACCGCGCCTTCGGATTATGGTGGTGCAGGGTTCACGACCGCAGACCTTGATGTGATTAGCCTGCGCACGAGTCGAGGCGGGACGGGGTACCTAGAGATTCCTGGCGAGCTTCCAAATGGACTATGTATCAATCGTTGGGATTACGGCTTAGACGAGCAACCTGACTATGCCTACGACGCTATCCGTAAACTCATAGAAGCCACCACACTCACAGACGATACGCTTGGCGATGAACTTGTTACCTACTACAATCATACGAACGACAAGCTGGTGCTGGAGTTAGTTTCCCAAGCCTCAACCCCCGACCTTACCCTCAGTGGTGTTTCGCGCATTGAGAAAGAGCTTACGGGTCAGGACTTGATAAGCGGCGTGCTGGTGAGGTTCACCGAAGAAGTGCCAGTCAATATGCTGTCGCAGTCCAATATGTGGCACGACACTGCGGCGAATGAAGGTATTGATAGCTGGCGGTATGTGGAGAATAGCGCACTGTGGGATGGGAGCGGCAACACGAGCTACACTGGAAGCGGCAATCAGGGGATGGACTACATCATAGACGGGAAGACCACTTCCAAGTTCTACGGATACAAGGACGGGGGGAATGCAACTTTCAGCCTCTACTTCTGGTTCGGGGATGGAAGCGAGACTACGCCGCCTGCTGTATTGATTGATAGAATCTACGCAGAGTTCGGCAACTACTTCAAGGTAGATGATGACCCCGACTGGCACGTAGATATTCAGGTCTGCACAGACTTTGAGGTGGATGGGAGCAACATCCCTGTCAATCCTGCGAGTAAGAGCTGGACTACTATCATTGATGTTCGCAGAACAGCAGCACACAAAGCTGGCGTGTATGTGTTAGAGAAGTCTGCTGATGAGCTTGCTACGAGAACCGCTAATGGCGTGCGTGTGCGCTTCCTCGATTCACCTTGCTGGAAGGACAATATCTATCAAGGTGCTTTGCACGAGTTCGAGATTAATGCTCACACCACAGTTACTCGCTATCTGCTGGTAACTACTACCGATGTAGCGGGGGATGATACAGGCACGCTTGATTCAACTGATAATGTGGTATATTACTATCCAGGCAACACCAACACACACAAGAAGTTGAGAGGCGCGACGGAGCGGAAGCCAGGGCGCATTGAGCTATTTGACATCGGCGCAAGCTCGCAGGGTGCAGCTCTCACACTCGGACGCATAGAGCTTGCTCAACGCCTGAAGTGGTATCAGCAACGCTTCTACGAGTATCACGGCGAACTTAGCACAATCCCTGAACTAGGAATGACGGTGAAGGTGAACGATGATAACTATACGGGAGTCCTTCGCGGCTATACGATGGAAGTTGAGCCGCTCGGTAAGACGAAGTGGACTTTCCGATTGTTAGACTATGATGCGGGAGTGGTGCAATGAGACGACCATTTATCAAGCGGCTACGCTCTAACTTGATTACAGTAGAGGAGTTCGTGAAGCGCAGGTTTGGACTGAAGCGCGGCAAGCCCAAGACCAGTATCAGTGGCGCAGGCGTCTATCGCACACAATCCTACAACCCTCCCCCGACTGGTGGTGCGGATGGCGATGACGAGAAGGTCGCCATAGACTCCTCAGCCACACCAGACTATCTTGGTGCGACTAATGCGGATGGCGTTCTCAGAACCGACCCTACCCTAATCTACGCAGACCACGGAGACTATGTAACACTAGCAGTGGACGCCTCTGAGCTTGACCACGGCGCGTTGCAGGGCTTGGGCGACGATGACCATCCCCAGTATGCGTTGCTGAATGGACGGAGTGGTGGACAGACGCTAACAGGGGGAACAGGAGCGGGGGATGAGCTTGTATTGAAGTCCACAAGTAACGCGAATAAGGGAAGCATCCATCTTGGTGAAACAGGGATGGTGGAGTTGCTGCTAAACGCTGCAACGAAGGATGTAAGTATAAATGCTGCTGATGGTAGTCTAGCTAATTTTTTTGCAACACAAAGCGGAAGTGGGAATATCTTAAACGCGAATGGTCTCGACATCGACACGACAATAGAAGGCGACACCGACCCCAACCTCCTTTTCTGCGATGCTGGCAATGACCGAGTTGGTATCGGCACAGCCTCTCCCTCCGAGAAGCTACACTGCTCAGCCAAAGTGCGAGCCGACACCTGCTTCAATGTGAACGGCAGCGATGGTATCACGCAGATGATTAGCTTCCGCGATGCAGCAGGAACAAACCACATCCTCACCTTCACAGGCGGGATTCTCACGGGGTATAGCACACTCTGATGAGCCTAGCAGACGAACATCTACGTAGCAATGTGGACTACATCTTTGCGCAGCTAATCAAGCGCGTGCTACCCATCTTCGTCAAACTCACTAAGGGCTACCTCACTTCAGCACGACCCAACGGCAAGGAACTAGAAGCCGCCTTCCGCTCCGAACTCAAGAGTGAGTATCATCGCATTCTCAATGAATTGAAACTAGACAAGGGAGAAGGAATCGTGAATGTTGTGGACAAGCTCCCTCACCATCCTCGCAAACACTATGCACGCAGACAAGAGAGCGACATCAAATATATTGTCATTCATCATTCAGGCACGAAGGAAGGCAGCCCCCTCTCATTCGCACGCTACCACGTAGAGCATCGTGGCTGGGCGGGGATAGGCTACCACTACGTTATCACCAAAGACGGCACGATATACAAGACCAACAATATCACGACAGTATGCTATCACGCTCGCGGCGGTAATCGCAGAGGCATCGGGGTATGCCTAGTCGGGATTGAGGAGTTCAGTGAGGAGCAACTCATCTCTCTCGACCTTCTCATTGAGGAACTGCTACACGCACTTCCTGGACGCAAGGTGATAGGGCATCGGGAAGTGGAAGGAAGTCGGACGAGCTGTCCTGGGGACTTCCTGATGCAGCATATCAGCAAGTGGCGACCCACGCCTAACTAGCTTTCCCGCTCATTTTCAGCCTCCCAAATCACAGAAACCCGCTCTGGGACTGGGTTTTCTGCGCGTTTAGTATTTTCTCAGAAAGGTAAACACTCGTGTAGCAAAGGGGCTTGACAAGCTCTATTGGATAGGCTAGAATAGCAGTGAACGATGAAGGAGGTATGTGAAATGACGAAGGAGCGATATCTAACCCAGCAGGCTATCGCCGCCGTTCTCGACCGCGCAGCCGATAGGGCTGAGTATGTGGACAGAGAGCCGGCGACAAAGAAGCAGTGCTGGTTTCTGGCTGGGCTGATGCTCGACGCTGGGCAGAATGACGCGGGCGAGTTTGAGGACTACAACGCGATTCTCACGAAGCGTCGCGCCTCTACCGAAATCAAGTATTATCTGGAGGAGCGTAAAGCAGAAACGGCAGCCGCCCCCGAAGTGGCGGTGAATCAATAAAGGAGGTATGGAGATGGAGAAAGTCAAACTTTTCAGAGTAACCAATGATACCGAGGAGTTCGTCGCCGAGTATGCCACTGTCAAGCCCGGGGTTCTAAGGCTGCCCCCCAACACAATCAAGCTCGGCGACGACTATTTCATCAAGGCTTCGGGCGAGCGATTCTACCTTCAGTTCGCGTACGACCTGGAGGGCCGCTGGCACAACATCGTCGGTCAGCTCGCCTGCTTCAGCAACGGCTGCTCGCACTGGACGCCGCCCGCCGAAATGCGAACTTGTCAGCCTTGCTGGGTGCGGTAGCCCCCCTGCAAGTCCAAGCCCCGCTTCGGCGGGGTAGAAGCCGGAAGAGCCGGTGAATCAATGATAGGAGGTATGGTGATGCGTAAAGGACTTGGCGAACTGAATGAGGCGGTAGCCTCTGCCCTCAAGCCCCCGCCTGGCAAGACCAGTAGGGTCCCCATCATCAAGCGCACAACGGCAATGTGCGATGACGCTAAGCGGTTTGAGTGGCGGCTCCACGACCTCGCTAAGACAGGGCAAACCGCACGCGCCAGGGGCAATGCTGGCTATGATTGGCTTACCGTCTATGAGCTACAGGGCGAGCGATTCGTCTGCTCGCTATCGCGTGAACAGACCCTAACCTTCCCCGAAGATGATGTGGTAGGTGTGCGTGTCTATCGGCTGCGAGTCGAAGGCGATGTTCATTCTGCCACCTGCAAGGCGTGGTATGAGGAGATAATGACCGGCACCCGCCCCCGTAGCGGCGGGAATCAATAATGGGAGGTATGGAGATGATTGACCTAACCGACAGAGACCGTGAGATGCTGTATCGCAAGAGGATTCTCTTAGCCGAGTCCGAACCGGCAATGGTGAATGCCATCAACGACTATCAGGACTGGCTAAATGAGAACGGGCGTCCCTACACGGCATCCGAACTCCCCTTCCTGAATGCGCAGTGGGTTCGGGGTCGGGCAGTCTTAGGCGACAGGGAGTAGCCCCCCAAGCTCCCTCCCCGTTCGATTCGGGGTCAGGGGACGCGCCCTGCCCTGGTGGGTAGGAGCTTGGTTTGGAGGTATGGAACTATGGATTATGAGACTACTCTATCTAGGGAACGGACTGCCTATCAGTATTCTTCGCTGCTGCATGGATTGGCTTGTGTTTTCCTGCGGCAGGGACTGAAGGCGGCACTAGGACTTGCTCTTGGTAAGACCAATCAAGGGCTTGGCTTGCCACGGATGTATGAGCAGCTTGCACGTGATGCGGAAGCCGTTGCACGGGAACTGCGCCTGATACTCACAGAACACGATTCTGCCAGCAGCACGTGCGCTGACAATCTCCTCAACGTCCTTGCTGGTGGCGAGCCAACTGGCTACGAAGATGAAGAGCTTACCGCGCTCCTAGGCGAACTGCTGTCGCGCCTGAAGAGGTAGCCCCAAGCTCCCTCCCCGTCCGATTCGGGGAGGGGGTCAATGCCCCCGATGGTTCGGGGAGCTTGGTTTGGAGGTATGTATGATGAAAAAGGGAACTCGATTTTTGGTGTGGGGCAAGACCCCCAGTGATTCTCGCCACACCGCGAGCGACGTGCTGACCTACATCGTCGCCGTTGATGGTGGCGGGTCAGCGGTTGCAGTGGCGCGAGCGATTGATGCGGGCGAGCCGATTCCTGCCGCGCTCGTGCTGGAGTGTCCGAAAGCGTCCGAGGGCACGCGCCCTGCCCCCGGGCACGGCGTAACCGTGATTTACCCCAGCGGGCGCAAGCGCACAGTTCACGCCACCTAGCCGCGTAGTGCTAGGGACTATGATTGGGAGGTATGCTATGGACAAAGTGATTGAAAAAATTGCGATTCAGTGGTTACAGGAAGAGGTTGCGCCGCACATTCTGACGGCGTCAACTAACTTCACACTGGGCGATTACTTCAGGGAACACGCGGCGATTGTGCGTCTTATTGACGCCATTGCGCGTTCGCCAGAAGACCCCAGAACCCTACTCACGATAGCCAACAGTCGCACCGTTGAAGGTTGTGTGTTTGGCTCAGATACAATCGAGGCTCGCTTAGAGAAGGCACGGGAGATTGTTGCCTACCTTGCCCCGTTCAGTGCCGTGGGAAAGGGAGGTGAACGATGACCCAGACCATAGACCACTATGTTTGCTGGAACGCAGACCTCGCCCGAACCCTAGCCCGCGATGTGGGCTGGAAGTACGTGTGGCACCTGCGACACGGCAAGGGAGAGGCATTCTATCTGGTGGCGAAGAAGCGGACGGCGCGGAAGCTCTATGCGCCGAACGCCAAGCTGCTGGGGAAGGTGGAGGTGGGGAAGGAATGAAGCTAACAGCAGACCAAGCCTACCTCACCTTCCTCCGCCTTCTGACCGAAGCCCCAGACGCGCCTATCGTCGTGAGGATGGGGGAGCGATTCCCTGCTCTCCCATCCCACGATTCTGAGATTCTCAGGCTGATTGAGACCTTCGCTACCCTGAGCGATGAGGAGCAGGAGTTTGCGTTGTTGCTGCTAGAGGGTTACACTGTCGCCGAAATCCGAAAGCGAATGCACTTCGGTTGGGTGCGTGCCAACACCATCATCGCCAGACTGAAAGTGAAGCTGTCAAGTCTATCATACTAGTGAGATGCGAATCTCACACCTCAGAAGGCTTCTAGACTGGAGCGTGAGTTACCAGCTCCTAAAGCGTGAGAACCGCCGCCTGCGATTCTGGGTAGGATGTGCGGCTCTGATAATCATCATTGAAGGAGGTATGTTGCTGTGGCTATTGATGAGATGAGGTTCGAGGGACGGAAGGCGTTGTTTGTGAAGGAGGTCAATCGCCATCTTGGCGAGGTCGTGGAATATCCCTATACGACCGAGCTTCGTGCTATGCTTGATGATTGCGATTCCCCCGAGAAGTATCTCCGCTTCCTCGATAAACTCAGCTTCCTTTGTTCGGCTGAATACCAAGACTTTCAGACTGAGATGGAGAAGGGGGCTGAGGATGTGGGGATTCTGCCCGACTATAGGGAAGTTGCGGAGAGGGGATGATGGCTGAAGAAGTAACTTACGCGTGGGCATTGTTTGAGCCATCGTGGCACCACCCCGTAGCCGTTCACCTAGATTCAGACGGAGCATCGGCACTTGACGCTGAATGGAACGGGAAGAAGTGGCGAGAGTGGGTAGATGATGGGCATTATGGGATTACAACCGTGTTGATTGCAAGGATTGACCCCGAAGCGTGGCAAGCACTTCCTTGTTCCGAATCTGAATATGACAACGTCATTTTGGGAGAAGAAGAATGAAAAAGGAACTTGACCTCAGAAAGGCGGTGGTCAAGAACTACCGCGACCTCATTAGTGATGTTCTCAAGCTCCGAACCCGACTAAAAGAAAAACTGGAGGTAATTCACGTGGAGCTAGAGGGGTTAGAAGGGACGATTGGCGAACTGAACGCCACGCTGGCGGGAGCGATTTCGCTTGCCGACGCACTCATAAACACAGAGGAGAAGGAATGATGGTAGGCGACTTTCCAGGCGGACTTCACCACCTCCCCGACCCTCCCCCTAATCCCTGGTCGGATGTGGAGATTGAAAACTTCATCCGCAAGTGCATTGACTACTGCCGTCTTCAGAAGGCGGAGACCATCAAGGATGCCCTTGATGACGAAGCCGTGCCGAGTGAGCTAATGAACCTGGTTCGCACGGCGTTGCTCAGGGCATACGAGAAGGGGGAGATATGATGGCTAACACCTGGCAAATCGTCTGCCACGACTGCCGAAAGGCATACTGGTTCGGGCAAAGCAGGTATGGGCTGGACGCTGAGGGATTCTACATCTACACCACACCTGAAGATATAGAGTCGCTTACCCGCTTTCTCTACGAGCATCGGAATTGTAAGCACTTGCAGATAGTTGATGAGTTTGCGACCAACAAAGATGTGTATGATTACGAGGAGCAGCGATGGAGGAGCAGCGATGACTAGCTTTCGCCAAACCGAACTTACCGAACTTCTAGAATCCGAACTTCTGGCGAAAGGGCTAATAGTCCTTGTTCTCGTGGTAGCTTTTTTCCTCATTACGCTTCACTACGAACTCACCCATTCGCAGAGGGCGGCGAAGGTAGAGGAAAACCAATCAAACAGTATTGCGACGGTTCCAGTTGATAGCGGGGATGCAGACTGCGATTTTCAGCCTGCGCCCTCCATCCCCGCCCTCGCCTCCGCCTACGCGCACTACGGCAAGACTGCCTGCGGGACTCGCACTAAGCTTGCTCCCTACCGCACCCTAGCGATGAGCACTGAGTTCAGGGAAGCTCACGACTTCCACTACGGAGACCTATTCACGATTCACGATTCACGAGCTTCGTTTGAGGACGTAGTGTGGGTTTTGGAAGACCACTTACCCGCGAAGTATAAGGCGGAGATTGACCTCTTCTTCGGCAATAGGGATGCCGCAAGTGAATGGGGTCTGCAGGAAGTGGTGGTGGAGAAGATAGGACATCTGGAACATCCCAAGTATCAGGCGAAGGAGAAGTGGCTTGGACGATGAAACTAACCCTACTCAAAGCGATTTTGGACGTGTGGGAGATTGATTACCCCAAGCTCAAGACAAGCCCTAACGAACGCATCAAGGCGCAGAGGCTGATGCACTTACTCCAGAACAGGTTGTTCGGTTTTGACACTTTCTACGGATATAATGTGTTTACACGCGAAGTATGGTCGCCGCATCTATCGCAGGATTACCTTGAGCTTGCCGAAAACCTGGACAACTACAAACCTGCGCAACTCAAGAGGTCAGCGGTAAAGAAAATCAAGCAGGTGAGGGAAGATGCTCAGAAGTTCGCAGAAGAGAATCAAATGAGCGAGACAAGGGCGTTGGAAGTTCTCGGCTTAACCCTGTTCTTTGGCAAGCAGTATTCCAAACTCAGTAAAGTTGTAACCGCCGTAAGGACGGTCAAGCCCTCATTCAGGAAAGCTGATGTGGAAAACGCTTACAACCTACTGAAGGAGAAGTGGCTTGGACGATAAAGACAGCACAACACTAATGTTGCTGAAGGGCATTGCCCCCGACCTTAAGCCCTGGCAACCCGAAAAGGACGCCGCTAAGTGGAAACGAGCGGCGGAGAGGCTTGCAATTGAGGTAAATGAAATACGTGGTGCCTGTCCCCTAGACTCTAAGGACTGGCTCCCGCCGTTTGATTGTGAGGAGATGTGCCCTAAGAGAGATGGTGAGGAGTGGCGTTGTTGGCTAGACTGGGCGTTGGCGGAGGATGATGATGGCTAGGGAAAAGATAGTGAACACAACTACCACATCCGCAAGTCTCAAGCACTGCCCGAAGTGCGGGGCTGGGTCTGTGCGGCTGGAGTATCACGATAGTATAAAGTTTTTCCGCCGCTTTCACAACACACGGAGGGACGAACACCTGCACTTCATCTGCTGCGCTTGCGGTTATGACTGGACTGAGGATTGTCTGGACAAGGAGAAGGATGATGGCGACAACTAAACAACGTGCGCAGGTAAAAGACTTCCTGACCCTTCTCCGCTCGGCGAAAGAGGAAGGCTACATCACTGAGTTTCAGTATGACGATAATCACGGGATGCTAGTTACACACTCCGACCTTGACGCTCTTGCCGCTGTGTTGGAAGATGCTGAGGCTTATGAGGAGCTAAAAGAGGAGAATGATGATTTACGACAAGCTCTGGTGGAAGCGCGACAAACGCTAGGGTATTATGGATGAGACATTGAAGGAGAACGACGATGGCGACCAATGAACAACGAGAGGCTCTCTGTAAGTGGCTTGAGATTCGGCGGGAAATCGGCTACGACGAATCCGAGCGAACACAGAAGCAGATTGATGAGATAGTAGCAGCTGTGCTGGAGGATTCGGAAGTGCTGGCGTGGTTTATGGGCGGGTTAATAGGTGATTGTGAAACGATGCGGGAACTCGCCCGAATCCGCAGGGAGGTGCGGAATGAGCACTGAGAAGCTAACACGAGAAGAGCGGGAACGACTAGTGAATCACGTGAAAGACATAGTCGCAGACCTAGATGAGCAAAGCCCAGGATGGGAAAGCGTGATGTTTGACCGCGAGGACATTACGGACTTCCTCGCCATCGCTGAGGATTATGAGAAACTCAAAGAGGAGAATGAGCGGCTGAGGAAGGAGCTAACCTGGGCGGCAAAACTCCTCTACCGCGAATGCATCATCACCCGTTCACGGGGAATGGAATGGATGATTGAGGTAGCCCCATACAATAGGGGGCTGAATCCCCATATTCCGATGATAGCTCGCGGGCGAACCGAGATGGAGGCTTGGCAGAAATACTTTGATGTGTTTGCACCGCTTCCTAGCACCGCAAACATCAAAGAGGCTATACGGAATCTTAAGGCTAGAGGCTATCGTGCTGTGAAGGCGCAGACCGAGGAGGTGAACGATGATGATTGAGAGGTTAACACAAGAGGAGCGGGAATGGCTTGAAGGCATCGCCTCGCAACTTGAAACCGAGAACAAGATGCATGCGGCCGGGTTGGTGCGCAACTATCTTGCTCTAATTGATGCTTACGAGGAGCTGAAGGCGGAGAAGGAACGTCAAGCCAGATTCATCTACTTGTTCACTGGATGATGCAATGGCGGTATCTTCCCGATTCCTTCTTCTCCAAAGCCCTGGCGAGGGTGGCGAGGATAATTGAGGCAGGAAACGAACTCTGCACTCGCTACTGGGTAGAGAGAGACGGGACAGAAAAAGCAGTAGCTTTCATCACTCATGATGGTGAGGTAGTGATACACCACAGTGCGATTCTCACATCCTGCCCATCCGAAGCCCTCCGCGCCCTCTGGCTTATGCTCATTGAGAAGGCGGCAAAGAAGTGTCCGAATTGCGATGGGACGGGAATCGTAATACGTTACGAATATACTGATGGAGCGCATAAGCGATGTTGGGAATGTGATGGGACAGGTTACGCGATGAAGGATGCGGAGAAGATTCTTCAAGCCCTAATCGGGGAGGAGGATAAAGAATGAGAATCTACATCGCCGGAGCCTACACCGCCCCCACTCCCGAAGCCGTTTACCTGAATGTGGTGAAGGCGATGGAGGCTGGGCGTTTGGTGTATCTAAGGGGGCACGAACCCGTAGTCCCCCACCTTTATCACTTCCTACATATCTACTGGCAGACGAAAGGAACCGATGTGCCAAGTGATACTTGGGCAAAGTGGGGGATGGATTCACTTGAGACTTGCGATGCGATTCTGATGCTAGAGGGTTGGTGGGCTAGTAAAGGTGCAAAGACTGAATACCAGAAAGCGATGGAGCTAGGGCTACAGATATTCTATCGCGTAAACGATATACCGAGAGAGGTGAACGATGACTAAAGGCATTTACTGGATTGTTCGTGCTCCAGATGGGAGTTATTTCCACAGAAGCCTCTCGCTTTACAGGTCAGATAGCATCGACAAGTTCATTGAAGATGCTGACCTGCTAGAGAAAAAGCTTGGAGGGTTTTCGTGGGATTGGAAGTGGTATTATCGGCGCGGCTTCCGTGTTGTGCGAGTGAGATTTATCGAGGTGAACGATGACCAAACCCAAACCTAACAACACAATCGGTATTCGTGCTGTGAGGGCTAAGGACTGGCGTTGGTGGTTTGTTTCACTTACGGGAAGCGGGGAACGGCGCATTGCTGAGGGCTTTGGTGATAGCAACTTTGCATACCAAACTATTGGCTGCGATTATCATCCTGACACAGGCAAACGCCGCAACCTCATCCGCAAACTGGAGCGTGCACTAGGAACTAAGCTGAAGTGGGATGTGGTAGAAGAATGACCCTAGTCCCCGAATACCTTTTCCATCGTGCGATGCGTGTGATAGAAGGCGTGTTGCACGAAGGTGCGAAGAAACACGAGCGCGATAGCTGGAGACAGGAGAGTATCAATCACCACTGCCGCCACGCCTGTGCGCATATCGTCGCTCACGAATTGGGAGATGATTCAGAAGACCACCTCGCACACGCGGCTACAAGGCTACTGATGCTATTGGAACTAAGGGAGGGGAAGGATGGCTAAAGTGTATATCGTTACCGCAGGCGACTACTCAGACTATCACATCTGCGCAGTTTTCAGCACTGAAAAGAAGGCTGAGAAGTATATCGAGGCGTTAGGTGGTAGTATGAATGTGGAGGTACTTGAAGTTGACCCTGACCTTACAGCGACAGGATACCGTGAGGGCTACAGGGCATTTGCTGTCTGGATGCAGAAGGATGGGACTGTTGATAAAGTTGATTACACATTCCTGGATTCGCCAAAAGACACTAGAATCGTCTCATTTGCCTCCAGCGGGCGGTTTATGGTGTGCTGCGTGTTTGCCCGCGACGAGAAGCACGCAGTTAAGATTGTGAACGATAAACGGCGGCAACTCATAGCAGAAAACAGATGGGGAATAAACGATTGGGGAGGATTTGATGGCTAACCCTCCCTTCTCTCCCGACCCTATACTGAAGCAGAAAGGACTTGAGTTTCTAGCAGCACATCCTACTGCGATACTTGCAGAGTTTGCTGAGCAGTTAGGCTTAGACAAGAACCACGCTCGCGCATACTTTCTATGGTGCAAGGGTATCCTTGATGCAAAGGGCGTGAGCTTTGAGATGACTGAGGCGCAGAGAATGGAGCGGCGTGCACAAGAGGAAGTGGACAAGCTTGCTATCAAGAAGCAGACGATTGCCGAACTCATTACAGAAGCGTTACAGTCGGCATATGTGAAAGTAGAGAAGCGCAAGCTGCCACCACGCCCGCGCATCAGCACGAAAGCAGAATTAGAATGCATTACGCCTATTTCGGATGTGCACTGCGGGAAGCGTGTGCGGTTAGACGATGTAGGCGGGTTAGGGCAGTATGATGTAGAGATATTCGTGAGGCGGCTTGCCAAGTATCAGGCGCACCTACAACGCTTGCTGGCGATTGAGAAGGGAAACATCAAGCGGCTCTGGGTGCCGTTGCTTGGCGACCTTGTGGACGGCACGCTCATATATAGAGGACAACGTAACTATCTTGACCCTAGCTTTCGTGGTGTGATTGACCAAGTAGTGTATATGGAGAAGGCTCTTACTCAGCATCTACTTTTTCTCTCTGAACTAGTGCCAGAGGTTATCGTAGGCGTAGCAGGCGGCAATCACGCTCGTATCGGGATTCGTGGCGAGAGCCACTGGAAGGATAACTTCGACTTCCTTGTTTTCGACCACTTGCGGCGCACGCTAGAGAATGCGAAGCGCATCAAGTTTGAGGAACCTCGCGGCAACTTTATCTACTGGGAGATATGTGGATGGAGCTTCTATGGTGAGCACGGAGACAAGATTCGTAGTTGGGGCGGTATCCCCTTCTATGGCGTGAACCGCACGATTCAGCGCATTCACGAGCTGGTAGAGAATGTGGTGAGCTACTTCCTGACTGCACACCATCACGAGAGAGCGTCCTTTGGGCGTGCGAGAATGAACGGCAACTGGATTGGTGCAGATGACTTCAGTGCGTATGAGTTAAAGAAAGGTGGCTGCCCGTCTCAGGAATACTATGAGGTGCATCCGGAGTATGGCATCTCGGTAGAGCGCACTATCTACCTTGAGAAGCTATCTGAGTGGGGAAGCATCAAACCTACGGGAGCGGGAGAGATTGAATGATGGCAGACCCCAAACACGACAGGTATGCGGTTCGCTACCAGATACTTGATGGGTTCCCTCCCCGAGCCTCACTCTGCGCGAGATGTAGGCGTTGGCGTGGTGCAGGTGTTCCCGACACCTGCCAGCCTGCGATGGTGGTGTATGAGCTAAAGGAGCGCGGGGTAGATGCTGTGGTGGTGAAGTGTCCTTACTTCGTGGAGAGGGATGATGGGTAGGCAGATACTTGAGCGGACTGGGAATCCGCTTTTCAACGCTATAATCAAAGATGATGGTGGTGCTGAATGAGTATCAGAGACTATCTAGACGGACGAAATATTGACGGCTTCCATCAGAATCATCCAGAGCTAATTGTAGCCGACCTCAGCGTCTATGCCCCATCAGAGAAGGTGCGCGAGGTGCTGAAACTTAGAGGTGTGAACAAGTGGCTTAGGGTTCGGAGGCTCCTCATAGCCCTTAAACACAGATGGCGCGAGCGGATAGTAGAACTCGAAGAGCAGAAGCGTAAGCTACCAAAACGAGAGCAAGCCGAACTCAGGGGATACATCAAGGCTCTTGTTGATTGCCGTCAGCAGGTTAGGGCACTCTGTCATTCTCCGCGAGACGTGGATTTCCCTCCTGACCCGCACGATTGGGGGGATAGCTGTCGCCTTCCCCTTGACTTCCCCGTTCGACCTGATAAGTGGTATTTCAAGCGAACCGATAATCAAAGATGATGACCCTTAACCTCACACGCGCACTTTACTTCCTACGCTGGCTAGAGAGGCAAGACCCACGTGCGCTCATTCAGTGCACACCAGAAGAGATTCTGAACCTGCTGGTGCTGGCGTTGATGGTGGAGGGAGGGGATGATGGCTAAGGCTCAGCGTGAAAAGGGGAAGCGTGGTGAACGCTTAATGGTGAAACTCCTCAACTCTCTCGGTATCCCCTGCAAGCGGCAGGGATGGAAACAGAGCAAGGGCGAGCACTATGCTGATATTGAGTTTGCCGACGGGACTAAGGTAGAGGTGAAGGTCGGGAAGCAAGTGCCAATCAAGATTTACAAGTGGCTAGAGGGCAACGATGCCCTAGTGGTGAAACGCGACCGAGAAGATGCTCTACTCATTGTGAGGCTCAAGGTATGAGTGGCGTTTGGGACAGCCTGGGCTACGACCCCCGACCCTTCAGGGAGAGGCAGCGGGTAAGGAGATTCTTCGAGAAGCTCTCTCCCGACCCACATACACCTAGAAAGTGTGTTATCTGCGGACGTGAGTTCACCCCATTCAACAGTAGAAGCAAGTATTGCAGTCTGAAGTGCAGGCTTGAGGCGGAAAAGAAACGGGATGCTATCCGGAGACGCCGCTCCCCTACGCAGAGAATCTGTGTTGTGTGTGGCAAGGAGTTCACCTCCCTCAGTGTGAGGAAGAAGTATTGCAGCCCTGAGTGTATGCGTAAAGTAGCTAGGGAACGTTATGCCGCCAGAAAGGCAAAGCACTATGCAGCGAGAAAGTGTGCTGTGTGCGGGAAGGAGTTCACGCCTCTGCACGCAAGGCATATATATTGTAGCCTAGAGTGCAAGCGTAAGGCAGATAGAGAGCACGAGGCTGCCCGAAACCGCAAACACTACCCACCAAAGAAGTGTGTTGTCTGTGGTAAGGAGTTCACGCCCTTTAGTGTGAGGAACGACTACTGCAGCGTGAAGTGCAGGCGCAAGGCAGAGAAGCAACGCGCCGCCCTGCGCAGACGTCGTGAGCGGTTCGCTGTCTGTGAAATATGCGGGAAGCGATTCCAGCCCATCAGACTTTCCGCAAAGTATTGCAGCCCTGAGTGTAAGAGGGAGGGGAAGCGAATAAGCAATGCTCGCAGATATCGAAGAATGAAAACGAAAAGGAGTAAGGAGAATGTGGGCTAGCTTCTACAATGAGTGGCGGCAAATCCCGACCCGCCACGACCTCAACTGGTTCAACCTCACGGCAGCCGAAGTCTCAATGGAGATAGACCGCGTGGCAGGGATGGTTGACCTCAGCCTCATCCTACTCGGGATAGGCGTGAGATTCTGCTGGCGTTATAAGCCGATGTGCACCAACCTTAAACAAGCTGTGGATGCAGCAATCAAACATTCTGAGAAGCTGGATGCAGCAATCAAACATTCTGAGAAGGATGATGGGTAGGGTATCAATCATCAATGAGAGGGATGCCTTCACGCTATTGCGGGAAGGGGATACTTATTGTATTAGAATAGAGTTGAATAGTATAGGGGTTAAACATTGTTTAATTTAACCTTGAGGGTAGATTAGAAACTAAAGAATCAGGGTATAATTCTGTATGATGAATGAATCAGACAGGAATAAGCGTGAAGCGTTGAGTAGCTGGGTAGGCTTCATCAGTAGGCTATTTGGAGTTAGTCGTGTTTCTATTGCTGATGACAGAGCAACGAAGGCTTTAACGTGGATTGAGAACTACATTTGGGACAATGAGATTGTGCACATTCCCAATAGTCCGAAAACAAAGAAGGCACACATTAAACAGTTGAGGAAGCTAGTGTTGGATTACTATGGTGGGAAGTGTGCCTGCTGTGGTGAATCACACTGGGAGTGCCTTTGTTTAGACCACATCAACGGAGATGGGAAAAGAGACCGTGCTCTACACGGGGTAGGTTATAACTTTTACCGTTGGGTTATACGAAGTGGCTTCCCTGACCACCTACAGGTTTTATGCCATAACTGTAATATGAGCAAGGCTTTCTACGGTTATAGCCCGTATTGCTCAGATAGAAAGGAGAATGACAATGGGATGGTATGAGGTATTGATAATCTGGGATGGCTTCTTTACGGGGTCAATCCGCAAAGAGGATGCTGAAACAAGGATACTGTTTCTGGCGATGCTGAAGCTGGCTAACAGTAAAGGGGTAGTTCGTGGAACGGATGACTTTCTAGCTAACTATGCTGCAATCACAGTGCCCGAATGCCAACGGGGGTTGGAGCGTCTAGCCTCGCCAGACCCTCACTCGACTAATCCTGCTGAGAATGGTAGGCGCATTAAGAGTATCGGCAAGAATCTGTGGCAGATAATCAACTACGAGGATTACATTGAGCGGTATAGGGAGGCGAACCGTCAAGCCTATATGCGTAGGTATATGCGCGACTATCAACCAAAGAAGCGCAAGCAGCAATCCTCCCCTTCCTCCACCTCCCTCACCAAGTCTGACTTCACGGCTGAGGAGTGGGCTGTGCTGGTAGAGATTAGGAAAGCTATCGCTAAGGTGCACGAGAAGCCGCTCAGAGCACCCTCACAACGCGAACTGAAGGACTTCAGGCGCATCCTACGCTACGGACTTTCCGACGCACGTGAGGCGATTATGTGGGCTTTGGCGGACAATGAGCCTCGTGGCGAGTCTGGATTCTGTTGGGCGGCTCAGGTGCTCACCATCCCTACCCTGAAGAAGTTTGAGAACATCCGCTCCCAATGGCGAGCCGTGAAGCCCAAGATTGAGGCGAGCAAAGAGGATAAGCAGGCGATTGAGGCTGCACGCAGGCGGGTAGAGAGGGAGCAAAAACTGAAGGCTAGAGATGGCTCTGTGAGTTCGCTTGGCGAGATTGTGGGAGGGAGGCAATGAACGCTAACGCATCAAAGTATCTCTGTGGTGTTCGGGTAGGCTGGCTCGTCGCACGCAACTGGAAGTTATACTGGTGTTGGGAGAGGCGACCCTGGGTTAGGCACTGGATGGTGTTCGGGGTGAACTAAGATGAGACATATCGCTGCGATAATAGTTGGACTATGGATTGTTGTGATGAGCCCCCTTATCTTACTGGGTAAGCTACACACAATACTCGCTAGGGATTACGGTCTCTTTTGCACAGACCCGAATGAATGGAAGTGAGACTGTTTCTATGCAGGTCAAGGGTATAATGAGAATGATGATGGAGGTAAAACAAATAAGCTCTGAGGCGGGCAGAGCCTTCACGACAACCTCGCATACCTCCTATCAGCACGCGGCTACCCGCCAGCCGCGCACTTTGAGGAGATGATGTGCTATAATACATACTGAGGCAGTGAGAACTGGGTTACTTCATATTTGGAATGAAACACCTAGTTCAACTTACTCCTCACCAAGAAATAATGGGCAGTGAGCTTTGGGCTACTTCGGCGATAAAGTTCCCAGAGCAACTTACTCCCAAAGGAAAAACTATGAGATTCAACACCAAATCACCAGGAACCAAAACCGAAAACCTTGCCGGCGGCGAAGCCTTTTTGCTTCCCTCGCAACTTGAGCTTACAATGCTCGTGCTAACCTCTTTCGGGGAGGACAAGTTTTACCGCACAGCAGACGAAACCTTTGCTAGGTTGCGTGAGTTACTTGCGAAGGTGGGGTATGAGTTTGGCGCGAGGCTTGCGCTTTATGCGCGGCGGGAGTTCGGGATGCGGTCTATCACTCACGTCTTGGCTGCCGAAATTGCTCGTGGCTGTAAAGGCGAAAGGTGGACACGTCGCTTCTTCCGAGACGTAGTCTATCGTCCTGATGACATCACTGAGATTCTGGCTTACTACCTTTCGACATATGGTAAGCCGATTCCCAATGCGCTCAAGGACGGACTGGCTCTTGCTCTTGAGCAGTTAGACGATTACCAACT